AGCTTAAGCATTAGAAATCATGTTATTTTTTATATAGTATGGTGTTCCGTGTTTTCTGCTATTGGAAAAAAGCGCGCGCGGCTTCCTGCGAAAGTCGTCAGAATGTTCAAACAGGAATTTTACGATTTCACGGTAACAAATAATCCTACGTCTCATATTGCTGTTGCCGACATAGACGATCCGAATGTTAAAGCAGATGATCTAATATTATCGATCGGAAAACCATCCCAGTTGGGACTTCGCGGCTTAGCTGGTCTGACATCAGAGGAATGGTACCGGCATATTGTATTTCATGATCTAAAATTCTCCGCAGATGAGTTAATGGAGTATGCATATGAGCCATTACACAAAAAGGAAAATGCTCTTCCGATTTTCAGAATCGTTAGTGAAGCAAGTAAAGACTATAGCTCTGCTATAACGATAAAAACATTTGACGACTTGTTAAACAATACAATTAGAGATAATCGTTGTCATGCTAAAATTAAAGATAGATCGGTCAATGGGATACTCAGAGAAAACTGTAATAATTTGAATGCTGCAATTATAAAAATCGCTTATTTGGATAGAAGTGAAATAGACATAGCTCAGCTTGAAGCATTCCTGATAAAAAAATTTTCTGAGAATGGCTTCATAGCATCTCTGTCATCGTCAAACTACTCGAATTTCAAACGGCTTGTAAGAATATATGACTATATGAAGTTTGGCAAAAACAAAAAGTAGAAAGCTGTAGCAAAAAGTAGATATAGACATCCACCACACTACAGCTTCCTCTGAGACATGACAAGATAATAATGCAAAAAAACAATTTAAGCATAATTGTGACACAATATGCAACAGTGGTCAAACAGACTTGCCACACGTTACATTCGTCCCACTTAACTCCTTGCTCTTAATCGAGCAATTATATTATACACCAACTCTCTCAGATTGTCAATAGCTTTTCAAAAAAATGATGGCGGAATTTTGCCTCCAATGACGGAATTTCGTGGTATATTACACAAATTCAAAATGGAATTATATAATATGCAATAAAGGTATGAAAAATGAAATGCAAAAAATGCCGCAAGCCGATTCCGGATGACAGCCGGTTTTGCTGTTACTGCGGCGCGCCGCAGGCGGCGAAGCCGAAGATGTACCGCCGTCCGGATGGACTATATGAGAAGGTGATCACGGTCGGCGGCAAGCGTGTTTACTTCCGAGGCAAGACCGAGAAAGAAGTCGAGCGGAAGATGCTTGAATATAATGAGCGGCGCGAGACCGGCGAACCCTTCCGCGCGGTCGCAGAGGAGTGGAGAGAAGAGCATTTCCCGAAGCTTTCGCCAAACTCGCTGAGTAACTACACGCCGGCATTCAATCGCGCCGTAGATTATTTCGGTGACACGCCGATCGTGCAGATAAAGCCTCAGGACGTGCAGAAGTTTCTTGCCGCCCAACCGTCGAGTTGGGCACAGAAAACATTTGCGACACAGTTTCTCATCCTGAATCTGATTTTCAAGTACGCTGCTGTGAGGGGTATGATCGAGACAAGTCCGACTGAGTACATCCAGCCGCCGCACGGCACAGGTAAAAGGCGTCGCCGTGCCGCGAGCGAGGAGGAGATCGAAAAAATTATCGCGTCGGTCGACAAGCCGTTCGGGCTGTATGCTTATTTGCTGATCTATACAGGCTGTCGCCGCTGTGAAGCTCTCGGATTGCAATACAAGCACATTGACCGTGAGAACAATGTGATACACATCATGCACGAGGTGTATTTTAAGAGCAATCGCCCGGCATTCAAGGAACCGAAGACGGGAAAGAGCTTCCGCGATATCGTCCTCCTCGACGTGCTGAAAGAAAAGATCCCGGAAGGGAATCCAGAAGATTTTCTGTTCAACATTGATGGCAATCCGTTATCGAAGAGCCAGTTTGCCGCTGCATGGAAACGCTATGCCGAGGCGTCAGGAGTCAATGAGCTGACGCCGCACATAGTCCGTCATGGATACGCGACAATGTTACACGACGCCGGCATAGACGCGAAGGACGCGCAGGAGCTTCTCGGTCACGCTCAGGTCTCGACGACACTCGATACATATACGCATATAACCAAGAAGAGACGTACTGAGGTCGCGGAAAAACTGAATAAATACGCAAAAAATACACAGTAGCCCGATTTTCGCCTGGAAACAAGCCGATTCCGTTAGAGTTCGAATCTCTGCTTCTCCGCCAAGCACCTGATTTTTATCGGGTGCTTTTTTCTGTCACCCGGCGTCAGAAAGCGTCATTTATTCAGTAATCATGGGCTTTTTCAGACTTTCGTTTCGACAATTCTTATTTCAAAAATCGTCAGAAAAAATCATAAAGAAAAATGTAATTGTACGCAGTAAATACACAGTAAAAAACGGCAGGAAATTACCCTGCCGTTTTTGGCTTTTCTGTGTTGTTGATGTATAAGGACGTTGGTTTTTGGCATCTGATTTGTCCTGCCCGTAGTAATACAATAGGCAGTGTGATTTCAAAATGATTTGTTAATTTTATATTACATATTGCAGCTTTCTCTGAATGCAATTCAACTACGTTCAGTTATTTACATCACAATTCATATATTTGCAAATCTTTTCAAAAAATGAATATTGACAATTAATGTAATCCGCGATATAATGTTTATACCATGATGCCGAACAGTTTGATCAAGCATTTCGGCACATCATGGAATAATTCAGCGAGGAGGTGAAACAAATGAAGATTTGCGTTTATCAATGGCACTTTGGTCTTTCTGAAAGTGACTTTGAAGTCTATGATAGAGAAGGACAAGTCAGTGACGATGTCCTCCATAGAGCATTAATCGCAAGAATCAATAAGGAATTTGATGTCGATGGGCAAGCTGTGCCGCATAAAGGCGATTTTATTGATGATTCTTATTGGCCGTGCGATTGTGAAGGCGGTTTCGAAGTTGTCAGTGTATGCTTCAACTACAGCAATAATGTATGCGAAGTCACACTGAAGCCATTTATCGTTCCCAAAAAGTACTTCGATTCACTTAAGGAAATTGCAAATGCTCACCATTGGGAAGTCTCATTTATGAAATAAGATCAAAGGGGCTGTCGCAAGTTTGGAAATCGCTTCCATTTGATGGTAAATATGAACAATTTTCGAAGTCCATACCATATTGGCAAACTTGAATTATTGTGCATAATGCCATGAAAATGGAAATATTTCCCTTAAATGCGACAGCCCCTTTTTTCACTTCAGCGCATTCTCCGCCCCAACCGGATTGCTCTTCATCCACTCATTCATCCGCGCGACGACCTCGTCAATCAGCTTCGACAACGATTCCTCCGAGATCAGCCACGTCAGCCACTTGTACCGCGCGTACAGCCAAGCGATGACCTGCTGCTTCTTAAGCTGTCCGGTCTTTGCGCCGTAGAGCCGCTCAGCTTCGACCGCGAGTGACATCAAGATCGAGTTGAGTACCTCCTTCCGCCTCGCCGGAGACGCCTGAATCAGCGTCACCGCAAAGATCGCTACAGCTGCGATCACAGCCAGCGCAAGAATCACCCACGGAATTACTTTCGATATATCCATTTTTCTTAACCTCCCGGTTTTCGGTTATTTTAATTATTGAGCTGAGCGCGAGTTCAATCGCGCCCACGATCCCGCCGACGCTGTAAGCCGCCGTGTATTCCCCGCCGCTGACCGCTTGAAGTATCGCGACGAACGGCAGGTACACGGCGATGTACACGAGGACGGCGATTATCAGCCGCTTAAGAAACCTCATATCTTCACCCAGCTGAGTATTTCCTGCAAGAGAATTCTGTCCGGTTTGACCTTCGAGATCGTATAAATCTTGCCGACAAGCCGCTTCGGAACTGCCTTGCCGTTCGAATACACGTCGCAGGCGCGGATTGTGTACTTATCACCGACCGAATACGGCGTGCCGCCGAAGTAGCCGGTGTCGAGGTCAACGTCGGTGCCGATGCCCGGCACGCGCCCGGCGGAGTGCTGCCATATCTTCAGATGCGGAACTTGCATCGGCTTCTTCACGCCATAATGCGCGAGCCAGATGTCAGTATCATTGAACGCGTTCTTTGTGAACCGGTACTTCAGAAAGTTCGGATTCGTGTAGAGCATCGACCGATATCCCGCGCGCTGAATCCTTTCGAGGAACGCGCGCGTGATGGCGGTCAGGTCAGACTTGCCGAGGTCGCCGAGATAGCGGTCAGACTCGACGTCAGCCGCCGCCCAGAGCGAAATCTTGTCCCGGTACGGTGCGATGACATCGATGAAATAATCGGCTTCGTAGTATGCCTCGGCGACACTCCGCGCGGTCATCCAGTGCCAGACGCCGAGCTTCATGCGTGTCTTCGACGCTTCGGTGATGTTCCGGACGAATTTCGAGTCGGTGAAAATCCGCAGATGCTCGGTCGCTTTGGTCTCGCCGCGCCCCTGACTTGCCTTTATCATCGCGAAGCCCTGAGTCAGCGCGACACATCGCCAGTCTATGATTCCCTGCCCGGTGTAGACGTCAATACCGTTCATTGTTCGTGTTCGCTCCTTTCGAGTTCTATTATCCGGCTTTCGTGATCGTCGAGACGGTCATAGATCCGCTTGTGCGATTCGCGGGTTTCCTCGCGTTGGCGGTCGAGGTCGGCGCGGAGCTGTTTTACCGTGTCGTCAAGCCGCGTCAGGACGCGGATCAGCTTCGCGAGGACCGTCCCGAGCGAGATCAGCGTTCCGACGACTACGATGAGCGCAGAGAGGATTTCCCATGTCATGAGACCACCTCCCAGAAGTTGTCGGTTCCGGTTACGCCGGGCTCGTAGGGGTTATTGTCCTGCTTCGACCGCCAGAGCTTGTCCGAATGTTTGCAGACTTCATCGGTCATGTACATTCCCGACGTGCCGAGCGGCGCGACCCACGGCTTTGCCTTAGCTGTATCCTTTGTGTGCTTCAGCGACCATAGTGCGCGGGTGTTTGATGGTGTACTGCCGGGGTAGTACGAAGCGTTGTGTGGCTGTATGAGTCCGAAGACCTGCCGCTCGCCGTCTACAATTTCATATACCGGCGAGCCGACCGCCCAGTTGCTATAGTCCTTGTTCGGGTCGAACAGCGGGATTTTCGATTCCTCGGCGATGATCGCCGTGCCGTCGAGGTCCTTCGCGCGGGAACGCAGATCGAGCGCGTCGGCTTTGCCCTTTTCCTTCATCAGGGCGAGGATTTCTGCTTTTGTCATGCCTCGGTTACTCCTTCCTCATATGCCGCCGTCGCTTCCGCGAGGACGCTCGCGGCCGTGTCGGGCTTGGGCTTCGGTTCGGGCGGGTTGATCGGTTTGAAGCTTCCGGTTTCATCGTCGTAGTACCAGCCCTCCGGAGCGGTTGGCTTGATGAAGCGTGCGTCGCCGGTTTTGTTCGAGTCATAGCCCCAGTTCTCGAAGACATAGTCAGGTGTCTCGACAAAGATGATGTCCGGCGGGTACTTGCCTATAGTGCTGTCAATGGTTGGATGTACTGCTGTCGCGTCCCAGTAGCAGAAGCTGTTGTAGATCTGGAATATTTTCATGGTGTTGTCTCCTTATTATGCTTTATCGACGTAGTATTGGATTATACAGATGCCGGATCCGCCATTCCCGCTTCGTGCCGGACCTGAGTAGTATGAACTATAGCCGCCCTGACCGCCCCCACCGCCCAGAAGTCCATCTCTGTTTCCATCTCCTCCTGGACCGTAGGCACCACCTCCGCCACCTCCGTTCCCACCATGCCCCGCTGGTCCGTAACCGCCACCGCCTCCTGCACCATAGTCGGTCTCAAAATTTTCGGCGTTTGCACCCGTCATATAATCGGCGTCTCCCCCGTCTGCCTGGTAACCTGCCCCTCCGCCTCCATAATAGCCACTTCTATCATCCTTGTCATATGATGATTTTCCACCTTTTCCACCTGATGAGCTGTTGTTGCCACTTTGGCTTGTTGAATTACCGTTCGCACCTGCGCCGCCGTCCGCGCCACCAGCACCACCAATTCCGTGAGGTCCTGCGCCGCCACCTCCGAACTGCCCGCCAGTTCCGCCGGCACAACCATACTCACCAGCGCCGCCAGCCCCACCGTTGCCACCGTGATCTGTAGTCGGAGCTTCGCCACCATTCGCGGACAAAAGTGTTCCGAATGAGGTTATTCCGCCGTTCCCAGCGCTTTGAGATTGAGCTGCACCACTGCCGCCTGTACCAATCGTTATTGGGTATGTTGATCCTGGAGTGACATTCAACTCTGCATAAGCCATATAGCCACCACCGCCGCCGCCTGTTTCGCTTCCCCCAGCACCTCCCCCAAATAGCCGCACGAATATCTTCTCGACTCCCGCCGGACAGGTCCAGTTTCCGGACGTGGTGAATATTTCCGTCTTAAGTACCTTTTCGGCAGCGCTGCCTCCAAACTGATTGATGATCATACCTTTATCCTCCCAAAATAACGATATTAGCCGTGACCGCCGCCGACGGTACGCTCTTGCAGGTAAATGTGAGCTTCCCCGCCGACTGTGCCGTGCAGACTATTACTGCCTTGCCCCAGACTTCCTGTGAATCCGCCGTCGGCGCGACGAGAATCGTATTCGACGACGTAACGCCGGAAACATTGACTGTCTGAATGTTGTTCGACCAGCCTGAAGCGGACAGCGTCGCTGTCTTCGTGGTATGCTTGCCCTCCGCGCCGAGCTGCGACCGTGCGCCTGACGCGGTCGTCGAGCCTGTCCCACCTGATGTTATCGGTACTATTCCCACGAGCTTTGTCGCGTCCGGAGCTCGATCATCGATGTCCTTTAACTTTCCATCCAGCTTGTCCCAGTTATCATTGAAATCATCCGGCTTCACGTAATCGTTTGAAAGCGGTTTTTTGAAACCGTAGTTAGTTGTAGTCTGTGGCATTTATAGCGCTCCTTCCGCAAGCTGTTTCCATGTCTTTCCGGCAATGTCTGACCATTTGAGGTTCTTCTCGGCGATATCCGACCATGTGTTATAGATCACCTTAATGCTGTACGCGATATGTGCCGGGATGATCTCTTCTATTGCCGCCCGGACGTCATCCATATACGGCGGTACTCCTCTCACGCCTACGAACTCGATCTCAATTGCGTATTCGGATATCTTTTCGGTTATCTCGACATCTCCGTTCGAGAATGACGACAGTACATTTTTGAGATGCTCTATTGTTCCGGTCCCGCCTCCGCGTTTCTTCGCGAGAAGTCTTTCACGGCGGCGGTCAATTGAATCCTCGCTGTTCGGAATGCCGAATATGTTTTCCCATCTGGATATAGCGTCGGTCGCTGTAGCTATGAGGCATTGCTTGTCCGTGTCATCAATGTCATCTTCCGCGGCGCCGACAGCAGCCTCGTCAGCTTGCAGTATCAGCCGCATAACATAGCTTCCGCGATAGTATTTCGGCAGATTATTTATCAGCTCGTAATTATGTGACATTCGTGAAATCCCCCATAACAGGCACTTCATCGGTTGCAATAGCAATGTTTGACGTTCCCCATGTCGTCCCTGTCCCTGTCCGTAGGTCGCTGTAATCGTCTACGCCATCTACACCGAGTATGATAGCGCCGATACGCGCGTATGAGACCGCTGTCCCGGAGAGACGGAAGTTTCTCAGATAATCAGTTATCGCCGCGACTATAGCCGCCTTGACGTTTGTTATGGTATATCCGGATTTGAGTGTGATCTTTGCTTTCACATTGATCGTCTTCGCGGTCGCGCTCACGACTGTCACTGATGCCCCGACCGGTCTCACCGTCTCGATATATGTCTTTGCGGCTGTGACAAGGGACGTCGGAGCGGTCTCTCCTGACGCGTTTGTTATAACGACCTTAACGGTTCCCGCGCCGTTCCAGAGCGGTATACATTTGGCTCCGCCGACGCCGTCGACCGATAAAGCCCAGTTCACATAGTCATGCTGATTTCCGGATGTTCCGGGAGATCTGATTTTAAGATATGTGCGTTCTCTCAGCTCGTCGTCAGTCTCTCTCTCGGTGCCGCCCGATGTTGTCCCAGCGTTCGTAACGCTTGTCACACCTGAGAGCGTCACGGGCAGACGGTTGATTGCTCCGACAGCGACATTTCCGATCTCTCCTGGCGTCGTGCATACCACCTGTACATCTACTGTTCCTGACGAGCCGATAGTGCAATCCTCGCGAGTGTAGAACTGTGCGGCTTCGGATGCCACAAGCGCACCGGCGGAAATGACTGTGTTCGCAGTGCCGGTGAATGTCACGCTGCCTTCGGCGTATTGTGCTTCTTTACGCGTGACACCGACTTCCTTGACCGCCGCGTCGAGGTCGTCTCCGGTCGCCGTATCAATAAGCCTGCGGTCGAGTATTCCGGCAGCCGCCTCCGCGAGCCTCGTTATCTCTGGCGCGACGGGCGCGAGCGTGTCCCAGAATATACTTCCCTCACTCTTATCGTAGGTGTCCGGCACGCGCTCGAGCATTGCCGCTAAAATGCTATCCACTGACTGATCATCTCCTCGTTATCAGAATAATCCGTTTTAACCTTGAAGCTCACCCGACACCCTCTGTGTTCAAACTCAAAGTTGAAATCAAATACCTGCCTGACGCCATCGATATATTCCGGAACACGTTCCGTTATCTCACGTGTCATCGCTATCTTTATAAGATCACGATCACGCTGTCCGGCAAACCAGCCGTAAAAGGGCATACCGTATTGATCATAGACAGGGTACTTTTCGAATTCTGTCCGCAGGAGCTTCTCAATTTTGTTTTTGAGCATCTCAACGCCGGATATTTTTCGCGCCTTCCCGTCAACAATCGTAAAATCGCCTTTGGCAAAATCAAATTCGAACTCGCTCATGCCTTTACCACCTTGCCAAGAATATAATAACGCTGATTATCTTCCGACACGTCTACTACTACGAGATCACCGGCATTGAATGTCATCCCGGCGATATAATACAGATTCGGATATGCCGCGATTATGTTCGCGGCAAGCCGAACCTTCAGTGGTGAGACCTCAATTACTGTACCGGTTGTGATACCAATCGCGGGAGAATCCCTTGAAAAATGTTTTGCGAGCCTTTGAATATCAGTCAATATTCCTCATCCTTTCAATGATTCTGTTCGCGGCTGTGTTTTTAACCTCTTCGGAATTGATTCCGGTGTATGTTCCCGGTTCATTCGGTATGCCGAGATAATCAGCCGCGTTCACGCGCTCGCTTCCCCGGCGCACCTCGAAATGCAGGTGTTGACCGGTAACCTGTCCGGTCGCGCCCTCAATGCCGATCTGGTCTCCGATCCGTACCCGCTGTCCCTCACGGAGCATTCGTTTCGCGAGGTGACAGTAGTATATGGTTGCTCCATCATCTCCGAGGACGGCTATGTAGTTGCCCCACTGCCACGTGACGTTGTTCTTGTCGGTGACGATCTGCGAGCGGATGACGACACCGCTTTTTACGGCGACGATCACATTTCCGTTTCCGGAATCGGTCGTGATTCCGACGAGATCGACACCGCCGTGAAAACTGTTCTTCTGCCCGGTCACGGGATGTGTTCTGTATCCATACCGGCTTGTCAGCCTGCAACGGCATGACTGATATGGCAGAACGAGCTTGTTGCTGAGTGGCAGACCCTCTCGCGATTCTTTTATGGCGTCCATATCTGATGTTGCCGCCGTCTCTATCGTCGGTTTGAACGCCGAGGCTTCTTTGTATTCCTGTAAACTCAGTGTTGTTTTGAAATCGTCGCCGAGTTTGTGCGACACCGAGGTTATCACGTATTCTCCAGTCAGACTGGAAATCGGCTCCGTGATCTTAATCCGTTTTCCGACGGCGGTCAGCGCCCAGTTGCCCTTTACGGTTATCGTTCCGTCGGCGAGAATCCGGCTGAGTGACCGGAGCCGGTTCTGAGCCGTGGCGACAGCGCCGGACGCGTCGGATGATACCTTCACATACTCGTGAAGCAGTCCGTACTTTGTTATGCTTCTTTCGTCGGACGCGGTCTCGGTCACGCTGTAACCCGTTCCGTCGCTTACGATAAGAGATACGCGGTTGCGCATATCGTCGATAGATTCTTCTTTTGTCGGAGAGATTATCGCCGTGAGAGACGCATCGCAGGATAATTCTCCTACACGGTAAATATCGACCGAGTTGAAAGATGAACTGTCGAGGTAATATTCTCCTCCGTTCGCGTCGATTTCCGCCTGTATCAGCTTCTTCGCTATCTGCGCCGGAGACTGGATATAACAGACAGTATCGATCAGCGTCGGCATATCCGGACAGTGATGATTGAAAAGTCCGCATTCCTTGAAGAGCGCCGCGAGCGCCTCACTCACTGTCATTCCGGTGAACTGCATGATTTTCTGCGACCGGTTCAGATAATAACAGGTGTCATAAGCGGTGAGCGTGAGAAGTCTGTCAGTACGTTCAACGCCCGTCACGTTTCCCCAGAAATATTGATGCCAGTCCTCATAGACTTTGACGAGATCTCCGAGTTCAACCGTAATATTCTCACCCTTATCAGAGAGCGGGAACGAAGCCTTCACCTTGGCGCCGAGCTGAGACATGGATTTGTCATATGTTACGTCAAGAGGATAGTACTGCTTGCCGCCGATCACAAAGTTGAGCATATCATACCTCGCGTTTCTGAGTGAACCGCATATTGTAATACACGTTTCCGCCCTGCCGCATGGAGTACTCGAAAGTATCCATGATCATTGTCTTGTCGAAGCCCATTCCGGTGATGATGAGACGACATTGTTCTCTCCCGTCGCGAAATCTCTTCAGGAGCGGTATATACCCGATGCCGAATGCCGCGTCGCCGTTTGACAGAGGAAGGTGTGACGATGGGAAGAAGCTGGAAAACGATACTTCAGTGAGTGTGTTGTAGCCGATGTCCGATATGTACCCCGCGTTCGCGGTTTCATACTTCCGGACGTCTGTCCCCTCCGAAATGGTGATTTCGGAGGGTGTGATCGGCAGCAGCAGGGAATAGCTCATATCGGCAGAGCAAAGATAAACTTTTACCATGAGTTATCTATCTCCTCCACTATCCGTCTCGCGACCTTTTCCGCGAGCTCGTCGTCAGATTGTTGTACGCCGGAGATGTTGACTGTGATGTTATTTGTAGGTTTATCGTTGGCGACCATTCCGCGCTGGGTGAAATTGTTTATATCAAACTTACCATTATCGGTATGGTAATCGTCCTCTATCACATCGCGAACTATTCCAGTGTTGAGGTCTACAACTTTCACACCGGCGAGTTTATCAGCAGAATAGTAGTCTCCGCTTCTGAATGCTTTCCATGTGTCACGCTGCTTTTTGCGTTGCCTATATGCTGCGTATCCACCGGCTGCTGCCACCGCAGCACCCCCGGCAAAAACGCCCATCGTTCCGAGAACGCTTCCGGCGGCTGTCGCGCCAGCAGTTCCCGCAGCGCCTCCGGCTGACGCACCCGTGCCAGCAGCACCAGCACCCGCAGCTCCGGCAACACTACTTCCAACTGCGTTTCCCGCAGCACTCGCAGCGGCTTTTCCAAAGAAGGATTTTCCCAAGCCGCCAAGTGCGGTCTTCAGCGTCTGGACATTCTTTATAGTCGTCGCTATCGTCGAGAGAAGCCCAAGAAACACTTTTCCGACAACGACGATGCCGACAACGGCAGCCGCGAACCACCTCGCCCAGCTGTTTTCACTGAAGAACTTATATGTGCCTTCTCCGAGCGACCATAATGTCTCAAACAATTTACCGGCTTTGTCGGCGAGCTTGTCGACAGTTCCGTCCTCGCTCCACTCGACGAGCTGATTCGCGATTGAGTTCGCTTTGCCGTTGATGCGGTCGAGCAGCGACCCGACACGCACAGTCCCGTCGACGCCCATGCCGACGATACGTGCGAGCGAAAGCTTGACGGAACCGGTGATCGTTGACCACGCGCCTTTTGTGGTAGACGCGAGCTTTTCCATTCCTCCGCCGAATTTCTCGTCGAGGAATTTCTTAAGAGCGATCTGTGTGTTTTCAATCGAGTTTGTCGCGAGCCCGTTTTCCCTTACAAAGTCCTTGAAGGTCTGTCTCGACACATTGATCGTGTCAAGGAACTCTCCGTACTGACCTGTCGAAAACGCCTTGATAAACTGTGTCTGAACCTCGTTTATCTTCCGGTTCGAGCCCGCGGCGGTATCACCAAGTGTTGTGAGATAGTCTTCGGTCTTCAGCTTCGCCATCTCGAGCGCCGCCGAAGCCTTCGCCATTTCTCCGCCCTCGAAAGGCGTTTTGTTGGCGAGGTTTATCGCGTATGCCATCACCTCACCGGCTCGCTGTGTGTCTTTTGTCGCGGTTTCTAGCTGTGAATGATATGTCTCAAGGTCAAAGCTGAGCGACAGACCGGTTTTCGTTCCCGCGACGACTCCGGCGGCGAGCACAGCCGCACCCCATTTCGCGGCGCGGTCTATTGCTTTATCAGCGCCTTTGCACCACTTGTTTACAGTGGATAGTGAAGCCTGCGCGGCTCTCTGTTCCTCTTTGGAGAGGTTCTGCCAGTTCTTGCCGCACTGTATGAGTTTCGGCGACATTTTGTCTTGCAGATTCAGTATCGCGGCTATTACGTTGCTTGCCACTGTTTAACTGTCCCCCTCTCCCCTGAGTCCTTCAACGTATATATCACGAACGGCGGAAAGGTACAGACGCTCTCCCACGCTCAGTGCCGCGAGCTCACGGAGCGAATAGCCCCTGAGCAACCAGAAAGCGTATAAACTCATTTCCTCGTCGTGATCTATCAGTTTTTTATTGCGTCCCCGACTGTCAGGAACCTGTCCGCGAGCCTGTCGCCGAGTTCTATCACCTCAGCCGGTGTAAAGAGCTGATCAACTATATCCCGCGGATCGCCGCTGTTTTCCTGTTGTAGCGCCGTTCCGTGCAGAATGTCACAGCAGTCATATACCATTTGCCGGTAAGCCCGATAAATCGCGGAGATGTCTCCGCCGCCCGCTCTTACCTTTCCGATGAAATCGAGCTGCTGATCGCTCGTCGGCGCGTGGAATGTCAGCGTCTTTCCGAGTGACTTTATTTCGATCTCTTCTGTTTCGGACTCTGACCGCTCGCGTCTGAGCTTCAGGCGGAGAATGTCGTCCATTGTGGCTTTTTCCATTTTATATCTCCTCCAGCGGTTCAAAATCAACAGCCTGAATCGAAACGTTCTGTTCGATCGGTTTCTGCGACTCGCAGTTCAGAATATCGAAATTCTTGAATACGACGTTATGAATCACGTAACGCTCGGATTTCCCCGTAGCCTTGTCCCTGAGCTTCGTGATGATCTTGATGTCCGGCATGATACCGGTACGATACGCGCGTCCCCATTTCTTCTGGATGGTCGAATCGATCTTGTAGACGGTGACGCTGCCCTCGACCGAATATCCGCCGTACACGGGATATGTGCGGTAATCTCCGCAGACTGTGACATCCTCGAATTTGCCGTTGACGGAAATATCTATCTTGCTGAGAGTGGCGAGCTGATCTCCGCCGAGCCAGACTACGGCGTCGCTGCCGGTGAAGGTTCGTATAAGCTTGTCCATGCCTTTTCTCCTTATGCCATAGCTATCTCGAACTTCAGGTTTTCCATCGATCCGAGAATCTTTATATCCGCTGTCAGGTATACGGTGTGCTTGAAGGACATCTGGCGGACCTTCGCGTCCTCCCATTCGGACGCTTCGGTCTTGCCGGACGCGACCCACGCCGCGCGCTGTGCGGTCACATCTATATCGACAGTGTTTTCGTACTCATTATCGAGTATGAGCGACCCGGCGAGGTCACTGAAATAGCCTCTGACAGCGGCGACGAAAAGCATCTGATTGTCAAGGCAGTTCTTGTACTTGCCGAGATAGTTCGTTCTGAACTCGTCACGGATATCGTCGGCAATGAGATCCATTGCCTCAACTGTCTCGATATATTTCATGTCCTCCGTCAGCGTCTTGCCGTTGGTGGTTATCAGCGAGTTGACGCCGGTTCCGACGTAGACCGCGTCGACGTCCGGAACAAGGATGAATTTGCCCGCGCCGACCGCTGTGTCGGCGTTGTCGACAGCGACACATCCGGAGAGGTTTCCGCACACGGCGTTTGTCACTCCGGTCTCAACATTCGCTCCGGCGAGAAGCCCGAGGAGCGACGGCAGATAAGCCGGTCCGGTCTGTTCTCCGCGCGAATCCGCGAACGTGACTTTGGTGTTTATAAAGTTCACGACGTGACGCTTGTCCGGCGCTGTCGAGAGCCCGTGAACGATAGCTTTGTATGTCTTCGCGTTCCCCTCGCACGTGCCTATCCACGATACGAGCGCAGCGAAATCGGTCGAGGTTCCGTCCGCGATCGTCACCCAGCCGGTACGGACATTTTTTTCGATGATAGCCGTGGCGTCGGCAACGGTTCCGGACGTTCCTATGCGCACGACACACACCTTGTACGGCTGTTTCAGCGCGAAGACATCGTCTATGTACTGCATATTGGTTGCCGTGAACTCGTCGCTCTTCCTGTCGGCGTCCGCGCGGCTTGAAAACGCGTAGAATGTTGTGTCCGCGCCCTCGGTCGCGTCGCGCACGATAAGCACCGCGATGCCGCGCTCGGAGCGCTCTACGAGAGACGCCGCTCTCTGTGAGAACGTTATCTCAACTTTCGGCATTGTTACTGCCATTGATCATTTACCTCCGTATTAAGGATTTCCATATCTTCACCCGACCCGATACTGTCCGGATCCTCGTCGATTATAGTGATCTCATCGATCTGAGTGACATCAAAATCGACCGTGAGAACGCCGTCCGCCGATATAAGTCCGGCTTTGAGCTTGTCTGTCAGCGCGTAAAGCGCGGGTTCGACCTTCTCATATACATCGAAACACTCGAGCTTCGGTCTGAGCTTGTCCTTCGCGAAGTAGACAAGTTCCACCGGAAACGTGCGTCGGACCATATTCCCCGCGAACTTCTCGCTCTGCAATTCGTCGATGATCAGCTTGAACGCCGGACGCTCGATTTCCTCGAGCTTTTCCTGCGCCGTGAACGGAATGTTCGGATATACGGTTCGGACCCTCTCGATGATCATAGCGTTGATTTTATCGATTGTTATCATAATTTGCCCTCATTGACCATTTTGTCGATCCATGCTTCAAGGTCATGTTTGTACACAGAATCAAATTCCGCTTTGACGTTCCTGTATACGTTATAAGCCTTTGTATGCCCGATTTCGGGCGCGTTTTTGTAACCATCCTTTTTCTTGTACCCCTTCGCTATCTTGCGACCACTTTCAACATATTTGCCGTGACCGGAATTGTTAAAAACGCGTTTGGACAGAGCCTCATTATATCGGTATGTTTTACCGACCTTGAAGTGCGTATGGTACTTTTTGTGGATGTTTCCGCCTTCGCTTCCATCGTTTTCGTCGATACGTGACACTGGTACGTTCTGCTTAGAGTAGCTGTTGAAGCGGCGCCTGAGTTTACGTGTCTCAGCAGCGAGTATCTTCTTTGACTCTTTCGGAATTGTTTCTTCCGCAAGCTTCATCATGCGGTTGCGGTACTCGTCGATTGATATGCCGTAACTCACAGATTTCTTACCTCACGGCAATAAGCAACGATCTTATCCGGCTCGTTGTAATGCGGCATGATATACTGTATCTCGAGCCGTTCGTCACCGATCCTGAGATGATATTTCTCGTTTAACTGCTTGGCGGCAGATCTTCTGAATGTCACCTCATGCGTTATGCTTTCGTATATTGCCGCCGGGACGTCTCCGATCTGCTCGGCGCGTCCGGACTTCGGGACAATATCACACCACAGCGCCGCGAGCTTCTGTTCCTCTCCGTCGGTTTCGCCGAGGGCGTTGAGGGCGGTTTTCCGCCCCCAGACCTCAACACGGTTTCTGAGCCTTGTTGACATGGATTTAATCATATCAGATTCACCCTGTGCATATCAAGCACCGACATGACGAACGGATTCTGCTTGTCGCTGTCGACTATCAGCGAACGGTTGTCGTACATATCGGCGACGAGTACCATCAGAACAGCGTCAAACTCGTCGTGTTCGTCGAGATATTCCGCGCTCTGCCCGGTGTACGCCATTATGTAGCCGACAGCGGCTTTTTTCATCTGCTCGATCTGCCCGACAGCTACCTCGTCGGGGTTATCCTCACGGACATAATCGAGCAGTTCAGCCGCGGTGATCATGCTGACCATTTGTCAGGACGCCTTCATGGTGAGAACCGCGAGCTTCTGTTCGTCTGTAACCTTGGAGTCCATCTCGAACCACATGACGACGCCGAGCGCGTGCTGTGTCGCGTACTTCTCGCGAAGCACCTCAACAGACGGCTCTTCGCGGATGTTGACCGACAGTCCGGAATAATCGCCGTAAAGGATCGGCTTCGCGCCTGCCGCCATAGCGGGCATGTTATCCGACAGATTCACAGGCTTGCCGAGCAGTCTGAACGGGAGGTCGGAGCTGAAATCTTCCTGAAGCAGATAGCGGTTCGTGGTGTCCTTGAGCTTCTTTATCTCGGTAAAGGTGTCCGAGTGCATCGTCCAGCAGGCGTTCTTCTGGTAGCCCTGCTTGATCTTCGCCTGAAGCGTGATAAGCTCGTCAGCGGTGACAGCCGCCGCGGCTGCCGCGGTGAGTCCGGTGCTGGTAGTAGTCGCTCCGGTCATAGCCGACGAACCAGTGCCGACAAGACACTCCTTTTCGATCTTCCTCGCCGCGACCTCCGCCATCTGTCCGATGACGAAATTGACGACGTCAATGTCCGCGTTGTTAACGACGGATCTGCCGATCAGAGTCAGCGCGCCCATGAGGTAACCCTCAAGGTCGACCGAATCAAACTTTCCGGCGTCGGCGGTAAGGTCGGTGAACTCGGTCGCATAGCCGCAGGTGATGTTGTGCGTGGAGTTCGCGTCGGTCCACTTCGGGACTCTGAGCTTGCCCTTGACGTGATACTGCGTCGCGCCTTTGAATATCGGGCAGATATCCTGTATCTTTGTGATAATGCGGTTTGCGATGGACACCGGAATGACCGCGGTGTTGTTAGACATGGACACATTCTGTTCGCCCGCTCTCGTCTCAAGGCGGTTCGCGACGCCGCGGATGTAATTTGCGAATTCGTGCGTCTCAGCCTCGGCTCTCTGCTCGTCAGTCTGACCGCCAGCCTGACCGTTGTCGTTCGTCTCCTCACTTGAAGCTCCGCGGCGCTCGGCGTCCTGCATCTCGACGATGGTCAGACGAAGACGCTCGACCTCATTTTTCGCGTTCTGGTACTCGGTGTTCTCCTCGTCGGTCATAGCGCGGGTTTCGGTCGATGCCTTGTCGAGGATCGCCTTCATTCTGGCGAGGAGATTGTTTCTCTTTTCGATAAGTTCCTTGATTTTCATATCATGTTCCTTTCTGCAAATAATTCAAACTGCCGTGCGAGCAGCTCATTTTTTATTCTGATGTCGGTATCTACGGTTTCGTTCTCTTCATCGACCGCCGATCTGAGTTCGGTCGTGATCTCGCCTTCCGCGCGGGTCTCGACCGACGTTCCGACATAGCATGGAGTCATACTGCTGTCGATCAGCGACACCTCCGCGAGGTTTATGTCTGTCAGAGTCCGGCGTGGAAACGGTTTCGCGCTGTCGTCCCAGCTTTCCCCGCCGGGATTCAGCGAGAACCCGAACGACCATCCGCGAAGCTCCTTCCGGCGTGCTTTCTCAGCGACTTCCTTGTCGGTAATGTCGGCTGAGATGCGCAGTCCGATATTGTCCTCGCGGAATGTCGCGTCGGCGTCAAGCACCCGGCGATGATCGAGCATCACTTTCGGTCTTTTAGCGGCGCAGGCGCGGTTGAACACGCCCGGCGCGACCTGCTCGACGAATTTGCCCTTCGGCGACGGCAGCGGTCGCGAATCCCTGCCGACGGCGTTGACATATCCTTCAATGTGGACTTTGTTGTCAGCTCTTATCTCCACTCTCATTATCTTCACCTCCTTCAAATTTGGTCTTTCCGCCGAGCTTAGCGAAAGCGTTCATGTTCGGTGTGTAGATCGTTTTCGTTTTCGCGTCAAACAGAACATCGTTAAGCCCGAGCCGCAGATAATTGAATCCGAGCGGCGGAAGATCCTCGGCGTATCGCACCTCGTCGAGCTGCATGAAATTCGATTCGAGCGCGACCTTGTACGCCTGATACCGCTTCACAATATCGCCGCGGAGCAGTTCTTTCAGGTCGAACGCGAAGTATAGCCTGTCCTTCTCGTCTTCGAGAAGCAGATTTCGGTTGAGTATCGCCTGAAAGTCTGAGACTATCGGAATGATGACGCTCTCGACCGCGTGCGCGATCTGCTCGTCGGTCGCCGTGCCGCGGATTATCTCGGACGACAGCCCCAGAACCTCGTATATCTGCCCGGAGTTCGTTATCTTGTTCTCGTTGAGCTGCAATTCGGTCGGCGATGACGCCGCCTCTTTGACGTCCACTCCGGCGTTGAGCGTGATTGCCGCGTCTCCGTCGAGTGTCCAGAGCTTGCGCCATCCCTCTTTCAGGTCTTCGAGCGCGGGCTTAGCGAGCGGTTTCTCCGCCTTGATATACGCCTTCCGGCATCCGCCCGACGCGACGAGTTTCCGCTCAAAGAGGAGCGTTCTGTAGGCGACCGATATGAGCGTTGGACTCTCGGAGAGTATCGACTTTCCCGACACGCCGTCGCGGGTATGCCTGAGAAGGCGCAGGAGCTGATACGGACGGTATTCCTTGCCGCCTATGTAGTAGCTTGCTGAGCGGTAGATAGGATCGAGCGGCAGATTGTAGCTCACGTCTCCGGCGCGGACATAGTGTATAGCCCTGACGCGGTTCAGATCCCAGTCAATGAAAGCGTACGCGCGTCCGCAGAGCAGATAGTCGCGCACCATAGCCTCCTTCATCTCGGCGGCGGTCATCGTGTCATAGTCGTTCTCGTCGTTGAGGAGCTTCAGACGATAATCGTCGGTGATCTCCTCGGTTTTGCCGTCCCTCTCCTCGTAGAGCTTTATCGGGAGTGATTTTATCCGCGACGCGATCCAGTCGACTGAAGAAGCGATAGCCGGAATCTGCAAAGCGATCTGCTCGGTCACATTGTCGTCGCCGAGTTTGGTCAGCAGAACATCGGCGTCGATGATGCCTTCCTCGGCTCGTTTCGCTCTCTTGAATATTCCCATGTTATCACCTCCTACCATTGCGCGCCGAAGCTGTCCGGCGCGAGAAGTTCGTTTTCCATCAGCAGGTAGACCGCGTTTATCAGCGCGACGACCATATCTACCTTGCCGTTTGAGCGTTTCTTGTTGACGTATCGGTTGAGATTTGTGTCATAGACGCATCTCGCGTTCTGGAAGTTGACTTCGAGCAGCTTGTTGTGGACATACTCGACCTTACCGTTCTCAATGTATTCCGAGAGCAGCTTCGTCGCCGGATGAAGCACTGATGAGTGCTGTTTTATCTCGACTGTCAGCTCTCCGGCGGCTTCCCATTTCTGAGCCGATGAGATGGCGTTGTATCGGTCGTAGCCTATCGCGCCGATCTTCGCGCCGAAGCGTTCCGGAATCGCGAGCGTCCAGTCCTCGACCACATCATAAGCAATCGTCATACCTCCGCACGCGGTACACTCTCCGGCTTTTATCGCCTCGTGATAATCGAATCTTTCGGTCTTTGTCTTGATCTCCTCTTTGTCCGCCGGAATGAACGCCATTCCGCCGATCTGTATGACGTCCCTCTCGGCGTCATACGCGACGAACATCGTCGACGTGTTGTCGTTCGACATGGAGAGGTCCTCACCGACATAGACTGTCTTGCCGGAGAAGTCAATGCTCTCGACCGCGCATTTCCGGACGAGCGAGACATCGATATAGGATTCAGTCCCGATTCCCTGATAGATGATATTGCAGTGCTTCGTCACGAAGTTCTCGCGTACCGACGGCTGTTCGAGAGCCTTTGCGCGCTTCTTTTTAAGGTCCTCCATGACCGCCGGATTGTCGAAGACGACCGGGTTCGCCTGTTCGAGGATTCCGTCGTCGGTCTCCCATCCGGTGGTCTTGTCCGGCTCGTAGAGCAGGGCGAAGACGGTTTCGTCGTCGATTATACCGTCAAGCACCTTTTTCGCGTATCCGACTTCCTCCTCGAAAGGATTATCGAAGGTCGGGTACTTGGTCGAGATGATGAAGCCGAGCTTGTTTTTGAGGAGTATCTGTCCCGAACGCATAGCCTCGATCGGATATGACGTCGGGAGCGCGCCGACCTCATCAGCGAGGAATACATTCGGCTGACGACCGTCCATGCGGCTTGTAGAGTATGCGAGCGGCGTGAATCTGCTCTGTATCGGAATGCAGGTCACATAGTCGCGCAGAACGCGGAATTTTGCCGCGATTCCCTCGTCGGGATTCCCGCAGAGAGCCGGGGACGAGGCGATTATCTTGCTGAACGCCTCGCGGACTTCGCGAGAAAGCGTTCCGTCCGGAGCGACCGAGTAGAACTCTGAGAATTTCGGTTCGGTGAAGAACAGGAGTAAGAACATCGTCGCGACCGTGAAGGTCTTGAAGTTCTTCCGGCAGATTTCCAGTACGACAGTCTGATAACGTCTCTGTGTAATGTCGTCACGCCGGACGATCGCGAGCGACGCCACATAGACGAGCCACTGATACCCGGTCGAGCAATCATAGATCGGTGTCCCGGCTTTCACTCCGACAGGCATGATGAAGAGCTTCAGAAGATTGTCGATCTGACTCACGCGACGCTCGTCTATCGTGTACTTTCCGTCCTCGCCGTCGGCGATGCGTAGGAATTCAGCAGCCTGCTTTATAACGTACTTCGGCGAATTCAGCTCGCGACTGGCGACGTGCTTCGCGTAGATGTACGATGGATGATTCTGTATCAAGTTCCGCCTCCGAGTGCCTGAGCGATCGGATCAGCCGCCGCCTGACGCTTGACGAGATTTGCCGCGCCGATCTTCGCGCGAGCCTGCGGAGACAGACAAAGCTCGTTGCAGCAGCGGTAGAACTCGCTGACGCAGGTGTTGCGATTCCGTATCGCGTCCTTGTCGAGCAGCAGCTTCGGGTCATCGACAATCATCCGGTCGTACTCGCGAACCCGGTCGATAGCGATAGCGCAGTTGCCGAGTACGTAGACGTCGAGGTTCGAAAGAATCCCCGACTCCTTCAGCTCGCCGACGATCTTCTTGAATATCGCTCGCTGCTCCTTTGTAAGATGAGACGGCGGCTTGATCTTATCCGCGTTCCCGCGGACGGCGTTCTGTGCAATTTCACGTCCCTCTCGCTCTGATTTTGTCATGTGCCCGGTGCGCATTTCTGCACTTTTCGCCGGTCTTCCCATGCTGACCGCCTCCCTTCTCTACAATTTACCGCGCGCGTATATGCGCGCATACACATATGGTCATTTTAGGATTTTTGTGTGTTCCGATGCCCGATGTGCCGTGAACGCGAGATCCCGCCAGAGCCGCCATGACTCCGGGGGTATACCTGAAAAATCACCCGCTGCTGTCTTCGTCGCGTCTGACGAGCCTGTAAAGCGTCGCTCTGTCGATCATATCATGATCCGCCTGCGAATGATGGGCAGAGCAGAGCGTGATAAGATTTCTGTCGTCGAGCCGACGCGTGAAATCTTCCTCGAGCGGCGTGATATGATGTACCGACAAATTCATAGAGTTGTATTTCCGCACCGTTCCCGGCAGTTCGTATAAACAAGCCTGACACAGATAGCTGTCGCGTCTGAGAATTCGTTTCGCGGTCTTTCTCCATGCGGTTGACGCACGGAATTTCACTTGTCTTGTTTCATCGTCGCGGCGTATCCGTGCCGGCCTGTGCGGGCAGTCATATCCGACCGGATGAACCCTGCCGCACCATACACATGATTTATACATTTCCGCACCTCTTGCATATATCATACCACATCCTGACCGAACAAAACGAACAAGTTAGTGTGACAGATATCTTTTCACCATCATGCGTGCCGAGTCTGCTGTTGTGCCGCCGAGCCTGCACGCTAACTGCGCCCAGCTCAGACCGTCGATGAATTTGAGCTTGAATATCCTCCGGAGATAACTGTCGTCAATGGAGTCGATGAAATCATATATGCGCGTGTATTCCATATTCCGCTGGTCACACTTGATCTCTATGGATTCGGCAAGCTCAATTAACGATTCGTCTCCGGAGTTCCGGAGCTCTTCCGCTCTTTTCTGGTCCTCATTTATCTCTCGCGTCAGATCGCGCAGCTGATAAAGCTCATCAAATGTCATGCGTCCTCCTGCTCCATATATCTGAGTATCTGATCACGGGCAGAGCGCCAGCCATAGCAGACCGCTACAGCGTAGCCCTCATATCTCAGCGCGTCAATGAATGCCCGCTGAGCCGGACTCGGTCTGTTTTCACCGACTTTGAGTTCTATGTACAGCCCATGATATTTGCCTCGGGCGACAGGCAGACATATGTCAGGAACGCCGGCTTTTACGCCTTGCCGCCTGAGCACCGCGCCGGTCACGGCGTCTCGTTTGCCGCCGTTCGGAATGTGGTGCATAAGTCTCAGGCTCGGATAAACGATCTCATATCCTTCAGCCCAGCTGAACAGCAACTCTTGTTCTTTACCTTCGTTCATGTTCTGATCGTCCCCCTTTATTTCGCTTTTTGGTATTCGCCAGCTCCGCGCCGGTGCTGTACATCTTGACGTGAAGATAGTAATACCCATTGAATTCGTTGTAGAATGGTCTGCACTCAGAAAATCTGTAGCCGCTGTAAATTTTCTCGAATGCCGCGGATGAAGCCGAATCCATAGTCGCGAGTTCTTCGACTTTACGGCGCGACAGTTTTCCGGTTCGCTCCTGCGGTTTCGGATGAATGAGATTCTTCGAGCCGCACCAGCGTTTTTTATAGGCTTTCTGGATGTCGGTCGCGGCGTTCTTCTCGCGATATTGTTTCGTGACATACCGCCCGATTCCTTCGATGCCGTTGGAGTTGAACTGTAGCTGCCGGGAATTGGCATAACCGAACCCCCAGAGCCGTTCAAGCTCAGTCCGATCTACTCCGCCCGACATGGTGATGTGAACATGAAAGCGACGCCCGTTCGGCTCGCCCTCAATCACATAGACATACTTGAGTTCCGGAAGACCAAGCTTCGCGCGTGCCCGTTTCACGCGCCTGAAATAATTCCCGATGTCGCGTTTGACGTCATCCTCGCTGTCCGGAAGGTTGTCGTTGTTGTAGGTCAAGTGTATTTCAATGTCGTCACCTGTGAAGTTCGCGTTCAGGATTCGGACGAACTTGTCCTCGGCGACTTTCTGGTTCAGCGCGGCTTGTACCTCCGATGTCGGTTTCGCTCTCTTTTTTCGACCTCTCGCCTGTTTGAACGCCGGATATATGTAAACGTCGAGATAGTCACCGCTGATGTATTTCTTTTCTCGGTATAGACATTTCATATGAGTTCGCCTTTCTTTGGAATCGAAGGGGGAAAGAGGAATCTTGAAGCCCGCGTTTCCCCTTTCCCCCTCTTTCGTGTCATGGAAAGCGTGGAAAACTCTTGCGAGTTTACCACTCTTCCCACAACACGAAATTCACCCCCTTTTCCTTTTCGCGAGGCTCTTGCTTTTTCACAGAGGTGTGGAAAAGGGAATAAGGACATAAGCATATAGTTTCTTGTCCCTTGTGGTTGATTGGTTAATATTATATACAAGCCCGATACGCGCATCCCGGCGCGTGAATATATATTATTGTAGGAAGATTGCAAAGCCTGTAAGAGTCGATCAAGCGGCTTGCTGTGTATTCGCAAACCGCTTGAAGCGTTGTTATCCTCCCTGTGCCATTCGCTCCACAGCACGCGATAGTGCCGTCTCGCACCGTTCCTTATCGTCAGCGTCGATGATCTTCCCGACGTACTCGATGCACCGGTCGTAAGCCGTGATGAATCCTTCGAGGCAGACCTTGAACGCGGTTGTCGCGCTGTCGGCGTTGCGAAGCTTCTTTTCGAGTCCGGCGATCTGCTCGTCGCGTCCGACAATCGACTTTTCAAGCTCAGCGAGTTTGTTCTCAATCTTCTTTTTTTCGGCTTCAAGAGCTTGCCTGTCCTCAGCGGCTTTCAGAGCAGCATCCTGCTCTCCGGTTTTGCGCGCTGCCTCGATTTCAAGCTGCATTTTCAGACGTGCCCTTGTCTCTGCATCTTCGATGAGCCTGTCTCGTTCGGCTTTCAGTCTGTTATCACTGAGTTTTTCGGCTTCAATGAGTTTTTTTCTGAGGTCCGCGTTCTCAGCTTCGTAAGACTTGCACATAGATTTGTACTCGTTTTCGGCATCCGATTTTTCCTGAGTCAGAGTTCCGATCTCATCTTGCAGGAGGGACAACTGCTCGCCTTGCTGACGTGCCTTCGCCACAAACTCCTTCAGCTCGCGGACGCTCATGCCATCGATCACTTCCGGCTCGGCTATCGCCTCGCATTTTTCAGCGGGTGGAAGCTGTGTCACTAAAAACAGCTTTTCAACTCCCATACCTCCGGCAGACTGTAAAGCTGACGCGCCGAGTTCCTCGTAGACCTTTATATATTTGTAGGCTTGCGATACCTTCACCTTCGCGAGCCGCTCACAGTAATCGTCGAACGCCTCGCAGCCGAGCGAGAGATAAAGCCGCTCGTCTCGCATGGTCTTCAGCCCGGCGGCAAGCTCGTAAAGCCCGATTGCCACCTGTTTTTTCCCGGCGAGGATTTCACCGTGAACGCGGTTCGCGCGAGCCGCGTCGGGCAGAATCTCCTTCGCCTCAACCTCGATTATCTCGTTTCCCATAAGATCCTTCATTATGTAATACCTCTTTCTTTGGCGTATTCGTCGAGTTCCTTCTCGATCTCCTCCATGTCGATACCCTTGTCCTTGAGTGCCAGAAAATACGCGCTGTCCTGATATTCTTTGCCGTACCGCTCCTTGGTGTAGATGTGGCTGTCGATAATGCACTTAATCGACAATCCGCTTGCGTCCGAAGCCGAATCAGTCGTTGAGCGCGTAGGCGAGAATCGTGTCGTATCGTCCCGCCGAATTGTTGATCTGCTCCTGCACCGTGTTGGCGGCACTCTTTCTCACCTCTGATTTAATCGCGGCGGTCATGATCTTATCAGAGCCGATCCGCGCGTATTTCTCAGGAAACCTTGCTTTCATAGTGTTTCATCTCCTTGTTATTTTCTTTTTCTTCTCCGAACGCCAGCCAATCAGTGACAAATTCATTCAGCTTTTTATCGGGCAAACAGTTGCGCAGCCCGTGAATCTGCCTCAGTTGCCACTTATTGCCGCCGACTCCCATCTCAACCGTGAAGAAAGGCACATCAGGCTCTTCGGCGCGGCGTATGAAAAGTATCGTGACATTGCCTTCGATATGCCTTGCCGCGTATCCTCCGACGCAGTGATGCAGAGCCTCCCCCTCAGCGACGATCTCAGACGCGCTTTCGGGGACTCTGACGATATAATCGTTTCCGACGTGAGCGTATAGCTTTTCAAGCTCTTTCCGACGCTTCTTATATAAAACCTCATGCTCTTTCATGCGCTCCGCCTCACGCTCTCGCAAGACTATACGCTGTAGCTCCGCGGCGGTGTCGTGCGCCGCTTTGAGATTCTTCGGAAGTCTTACATTCGGCTCGGTCAGGTCATATCCGATCTCACGCGCCATTGTGAGATAATCATATAGCATTTGAAGAACGTATCGTCTGACCGACTGTGCTTTTGTCCCACACTGGCGGTCGATGTAGTTCGCGAGCTGGCGCCGGCTCAGGTATTCCGCGAGCTGCTCCGCGACCTTGCCGTATAGATAACCGGAAGAATTGCTGCCGTAGCGTCCGATCTCCTCATCGGCGTCAGAAATGTCAGAACACTTCCAGCACCTTTTAATTGCTTTCCGCCATTCGAGCCGCTCGATTGTCGGCTCAAGCATGATGAACTTTTTGTATTCCTGCTTGTCCATTCGATAAAACTTCCACGGCTTGTCCGCCGTCCAGTCGAGACAGCCTCCGCCGCGCTTGCCGTCGAACAGCGTTTCTTTTATGATGCCGAGATGCCCGATCTTCGCGAGCATCTCGATTCCCGGGTGAACGCAGTATTCGGCGAACCACCGCGCAGCGTCATCTCCGCTCAGAGCCAGAGGACTGAACTTATCGGAAAGTACGTCAATAGCCGAATATCTGAGAAACGTGTCCTTAAGACGTTCGACTCCGACAAGAAGCATCAGATATGGAGAGCCCTTTCTGACCGCCGGAGACTTCGCTTCTTCAAAGTGCGACATCCATGTCCCGCACTCAAAGTTCCATTTCTCGACCCATCCGCAGGCTGTACCGGGAGTCCAAGCGTAAATGATTTCAATGTGCTTATCTATCCTCATCTCCCTGAAATTGTTCGCGCTGTATTTCTTCGAGAGAAACACAACCGCTCCGAAGACGAGATTCGGGTCATCGGTCGGGATTATCACAAGCGAGCGGCGGAACTGATCGAGGTTGTGCATCCCGCCGCATTTTCCAACGACCTTGTATTCGAGCCTTTTACCGCATAGCGGACACCTGACAATATCTCCGTGCCTTGCGTGCAGAAGGGCTGAGTCGGTGATCCGGTCCGGCAGCTCAAACTTACCGTAGCATGATGTGCAGGTGCATTCCTTCACACGCCCACGCTTCTCAGCAAAGATAAAGTTCGCAAACAACTTGTTGAAATCCTTATCGTAATCGTCCGGAACTCCGGGAAACCTGTTTATCAGCTCGCCATGAGCGGCGGAGCGTGATTTTGCTTCGATCTCCATTTCGCACCGCCTCAGTCAAACAGATCATCGAGGTCGATAGAGATCTTCCTCGGCTCGGTTGGCTTATCATCGGCAGGCTTTTCAGTCGGCTGGAAATCGGTGTCCGGAAGAGCTTCGACCTCGCCGACGGTCTTCCCGCCGGGCAGGATTTCTTTCAGTCCATTTGCCGCAGCAGTGAGGTCGATCTCCATCCGGAAGCTGACTCCGCATCCGGGAAAGAAGAAATTCGCGGCTCGGCGGTATGTCTCTATGTCCGATAAGCTCGCGCCCGCACCTTTGACTATTTCGGTAAGGCATTCTGAGAATCCGTTCTTGCCCTTCGCGACTACCGCGTCGGCAAACTCGGGATTACGCACAAATTGTTTCAGCGCGTCTGCGACGGGCTGGCGGATGACGCCAGCGACCTGAGACGCCGGCTTCTTCTGCTTCACGCCTTCGTCGATCAGACGGATGGCGGTAGCATAATTTTCATTCATTTCGATTTTCCTCCGCGCGGCGTATTGACAAGCGCCGCGATCTGTGGTATAATATTGGTAGAATAATTTTTCTGTTCCCTGATGAGTGTCGTGTTCCTAACCATGACGCTCATCTTTTTATATCGTTCATGCTCAGCTCAAAAGGCGTGAAACAATGACCTCCGGGAACAAAGACCGTGTGCGGATAGCACTTGTATGTTCCGCGCTTGGGATTCCAGAACGCGCGGTACAGGATCATCGGTACTCCGTTCTCGACCTTGCAGATTCTGAATTCATTCGAGCAAGGATCGATACGACCGTAATTGACCCACATATGATCACCGGCAGGGATAGCATCCTTTGATTGATGCGATGACCTCGGAATCCGAATCCGTGATGTTGTTGTCGCATTTGCCTATCTTGCGGATCATTTTACCCTCACTACGAGGAGATCGCCATCAATCGTTCGCTCAGGGTGGAAGGTCGCGCCTGCGCGGTCATGAAGTGAGACGAAGACGCGGTCGCGTCCCTCTCGCCTGAGTGCGGAGTCGAGCGCGTCGGCGAGAAGCTGATTGGTAGATTCGAGGACGCGGTTGCACTGGCGGAGATCATTGATCTCACGCTGCTGACTTTTGATGATCTCACGCTGGATTTCAAGTTCTGACATTGTTCTGACTTCCTTTCAGTTCTTCTATGTATTGTTTGAGTGCTTCACGACGGGCGTATGCGTCAAGAATACTGCCATACACACCTACACCGAATTCGAGGTTGTCGCCCTCCAGGACGCTTTCGAGGTATTTCGCTGACCAGTATGCCAGCCGTCTGTTTGCTTCATCAGCGGAAATCTCGCTTATGCGCAGCCGTGATAAATGGATGTGGTAGAGCTTTTTAAGCCCCGGAACATTCTTCTCCATATGCTTATACCGAGAGCAGACGCGCGAGCGTTGCTTTGCTGATGCCGATTCCCTTCTTGAATGGGAACAGCTTTACGACCGTGTTCCGGCACTTGCCGGAGTAGTCCATGACGTCCTTGATCGACAGGAACTCGCGGTCAGGGAAACGCTCGCAAAGTCGGTCGAGGTTATCGCGGTATGTAAGTTTTTCTTGCGGCATATTATTCACCTCTCATTAAATTTGACTGACGGGCTTGTGACCGCCTCGCCGCATTACAGGAGCACTTAGTGCTCCCTCACTCTGCTCATGACTGTTTTGACAGCCCATTATTTGCAATACAGCATGAGTTGACCATTGATATACTCGTATTCGACGTCGTTTACATCAAATCTGACGTAGTTCCAGTCGGTTGAAGCGTAAAGTGGCTCGCGCTTGTACCTCACGGCGACGCGCATTCTGTGATATTTGTTCGATTCAAAAGTCTCGACTGTCGGGATGATTTCGACCTTCTTCGGGTCGAATCCGAGTTCTTCGGCAATGAAATTCGCGGCTTCTTCGCCGGTCATGCTCTTTGTGAACTCATTCGCTGACAGATCCTGATAGTCAGCTTGTGTCATCTGAGTTCCGACGGTTTTGCACGGTTTCCAGTCAAGCTCCTTGTCGAGCTGATCTTCGAGTTCTTCAACTTGGTCGTTCAGAAAGAGAATGTCCGATTTCAGACCAACTGCCTGATGCTTCAGCTCGTCGATGAGCTTGTCGCGTGAATCGAGTTCTTTGTTCAGATCGGCGTCGGCGCTCAGAGCGATGATCTCGGCGATTCTGTTTGTGTTACCCTTATAAGCTTCGCAGAACGAATCCTTGTCGCCATCGAACTTCATATAGGCATTCTCAATGGCAGTGTATAGGCTGTGTGACGGGATAAAGCCTGTTTTATCGATGAATTCTTGTCTTGTCATGATGGTTATTTCCTTGACTTTTAATGATTTCTGTGGTATAATCACCCTGGAAGGAGGTGATTACATGAAAGATTCTCCTATGACGTGGGCTGACACGTCAAATTTCACTTGGGAAGAGCTACAGTACTTCAAGTGGTGCGATCTTGCTCTCGAAAAGCTCGAACTCCTGAAGAAAGTCTATTCCGAGAACGAGCCGCTGCCGCCGCAGGTATATGAAAGGCTGAAATGTTACTGCGACGGCGAGAACAAACTGCCGCCCGAGATCACTAAGATCATCGGTGAGGGCTTTTTGTCGGTCGGTAAACTCGCTTACATCTGCAACCGCTTGAAGACTGTAGTTACTGTGACTCCCGGTGTGTCAGGGTTTGCGAGTGCGATAGTCGAAATGCTTTCAAAACTTGCGAAGTGAAGTCACTTCTCGGAAACGTTGTCTTCAGACTTCTTTGTCAGTTCTTGAATTACCTGCCCAAACGTTAAAGACAGATACCTGATATACCGTCTCCGCAGCACTTCCCGGTCTATCATCCATGCGGCGGAGATTACGTACAGTGCCACGAGATATGGCGTAGGTAATCCCGCCGCTCCTGCCGCGATTAACAGCAATAAAATACTGGTCATTGGTGTTCACCTCCTTTGTTTTGTGGCGACGATCTCAAAGTCTGCGAAGCGAGTTCACTTCTCGGAGACGTTGCCTTTGGGGTTCTTTCTCAGTTCCTGAATAAACTTCGCGACCGCCGACGACAGACGTTTGACATACCGTCTTCGATTCACTTCGCGCCCGATCAGCCATGCGGCGGAGATTATGTACAGTGTCATAAGGTATGGCACGGGTAATATCACTGTCCCTACTGCGTTCAACAATAATACGATAGCGTACATGGGTTCACCTCCTTGTCTTTCTTACAATTTCTATAATTCGTTCCATAGTCCAATCTACATATTTGTCAACCGTGCGAAGAAAATATGTGCATTGATTTTTTGTGACGAGCCATGCGCACACCGAAGATGTAATTGCTGACACCGCTATCGTCAATAACGCGATTCGCGCTTCGCCAAAGTTAATCCCTCTCACCTCCTTACCCTCTCATCAGCTCGTCTATCGAGCATCCGATTTATCATCTTCATAGAACCTCTGCCACTCGAAGCCGAGCACGGCGGCGATCTTCTTCGCAAGCGGGACTCTGACTCCTCGGATGCCGTTCTCAATAGCTCCGTATCCCTGCTGGGATATTCCTATTTCGTTTGCGAGCTGTGCCTGAGTCAGACCGCTCTCCTTGCGCTTAATGGCAAGCCATTCACGCATATTGTATAACCTCCATTCATTTTTGATTTATATATTGCATTTTGTGTGATTTCGTGATATAATCATCTCAGAAAGGAGGTGATTATGTGAAAGACTTGGGTACGCTTGACAAAAAGCTCGATGCGGCTATCAAAGTGTTTGCACTGCACACTCGGGAGACATTTCCCGAGGGCAGTACAACTCCGGTCTGTGAAGCAGACATGGCACAGCTTTCAAGATTGATGGTCTATACACTCAATGACATGAGAAAGTGCATTATAGACTTCTTGAAAGACTAATTCTGCGTCCGGCGGTTATCGACCGCCGGGCTTTTGTCGGTAATGCGCGCAAGCTCCTGCCAAGAACCTATACTTCCGTTATAGTAGGTAAAAGCAGGATCTTCAATCTTGCTCATGCGCTCTTCGAGTCGCTTGACCTTTTCTTCAAGCAACTTGATTCGTTCGCTTTTCTTCATTCTATCACCTCCTTCATTGTTTCTAAAATTTTCCTTGATTTTTGTTCGTTTTTGTGGTATAATCATCTCGGGAAGGAGGTGATTATATGGAAATATCGAATGAACGTCTGGCTCACGAACTGACCATGCAGTACTTAAACACGATCAGCAAGCTGGAAAATAGGTCTGTTTCTCAATACGTTTCTGCGTATTTCGTCCGCTACAACGAGATACTCAAAGAAATTGAGAATCAGCGCAAGCCTAACGATTCCGATTCAGAGTCCGACTTCGGCGCACAGTGGTAATATAACTTACCATTCAAGTTTACAGTTGCACTCAAGGATAACCTTACAGCGGTCAAGCAATGCCATTGCTTCGCCGTGTGTAAGGTTATTCTCTTTTACGATCTGCTCAGAGTATCTTCTGGCAAGGTCCTCTACAGCATCCCATTTATAACGGCTGACTCTGTGGTTTGTATACAACTCAGCGGTCATCGGTCCGAAGCTATATTTTCCCATCCCTCTTACCTCCTTTTACTTGATTTTGAAGTTATGTATTGACATCAACTCCAAACTGTAATATCATTATAACATAACATCTTGAAGTTGTCAAGGGGTTTCTCAAAAAAAATTGAAAATAATTACTCGAATATGAAGTAAACCATTTACAACAGCTTCGTGTTGTGATATTATATATTTACTACATGGTGAGGTAAAAAGTGATGTTTGGAGAAGAATTGAAAAAATGTCGCTCAGCCGCCGGACTGAGCCAAAGGGCACTTGCTGAATTGCTCAATGTTTCACAACAAGCTGTAGGCAGTTGGGAAACTAACCGCACAAGTCCTTCACCAGAGACAATAGCTGACATTGCTAATGTCTTGGGAATTTCGTCTGATAAGCTGCTCGGAGTGAGCGCACAAAAAAATCCGCCGCAAAGCGACGGAACGTTTGAGCCGGAGCTGACAGAGAAAGACGAACTCGACATCTCGCACCGGCTCGACGCGATGCTGTCCGACCTTGATAAGAACGACTCCGCGCTGATGTTCGACGGAGAACCGCTCGACGACGAGTCACGCGAACTTCTGATTGCTTCACTCGAAAATTCCATTCGTATGGCAAAGCTCATCAACAAGCGCAAGTACACGCCGAAGAAGTACAGAAAGGGTACAGCGAATGACCGGGACAGCGATATACCGCAAAGCTGACGAGCTTATCCGTCAGCATGAATCGCGGAATCCGCTGACAATTGCCCGCGAACTCGGAATCAACGTCGTGTTCGAAGAACTCGGCTCGATAAACGGATATTATAATTCGATCGGTCGTGTCCGGTTCATACATATAAATTCATCCTACCGCAACCGCGCGCTTATCTGCGCTCACGAACTCGGTCACGCTGTGCTTCATCCGAAAGAAAGTACACACTTTATGAGAAAGCACACACATTTCTCTGTGGACAGATTTGAGAAAGAAGCAACCTACTTCGCGTCATGCCTTCTTATCAGTGACGATGATCTCAATGAGTATCGGCACTTCACGTATGAGCAGCTCGGCAAGGTATTTGGAGTTGACGAGAAAATCGTCAAGATCCGAGTTGAAGGGATATAAAAAAGCCCTCTGTGAGGGCTAAAATGGAGGATTTTATTATGAAACACATTCTTTACTATGACAAGGATATTATAAATTCATACGCAGCGCAAATATTCAAAGGTCTTCCGACAAAATCGTCAGAAGAAGTAGGCGACAATACTGGAGAGACATTTGTTGAAAGTCTAAAGGATAGCATGAAGAAAGCCAGTGCAAGCATTGGGTTTGTTTCAGGTGAATATGTACCATCTGAGAAAAGCTCGGAGAATTCAGAATCCAAATCACAGTATGCAAAGGAGCTTACCGAAAAAGTATTCCACGATAATATGCTTATGTGCATAATTGAAAATCTATCAAAAGACAAAAAACTGAAGATGAGTAGCAAAGATGTCCAAATAGGAGACTATGTTTGCCTTGCCAACAATTGGAGGTTTTTGGATGTTGAATACCTAAAGAAATTGTTTAACAAGAGCTCATGGGAAAAAATCAAAAAAGTAATGACAATAGATGAAAGCAAGGAGACCAAGAATAATGTGCAATCATCAGATTACAACGTCGATAAATTGCGCAAAGTGTTAGACGCTTTTGAAATTGTTTTGCCATTCTCACATTTGATTGTGAGTGATAAATTCTGTGCTCCGATCAAGCCGGAATATCTGCGTGAAACGCTGTGTGAAATCAACTTCAAGTATGCTTCCGATCGAATAAAGTTATTTGGGCGGGTTACGAACCAGCTAAAAAGCGTCGAGGCAGATAAGTCCGATATTACTGACCTGTTACCATTAGTCGGAAATGTTGCAACTTCATTAATAGCGGAAGGATCTTATATAATAACTCCTATCGCTTTGTACGTTGAATAGAGCTTCTAACGTCATTTATGCGATCTTGCGATTTTTTGAGCTCAATATCAAACTGCTTTCTTTTTTCTGAAAGATTGTGACGATATTTTTCTTCTTGATTTTGACTTTCACTTAGTTGACCAAATACGAGTTTAATTGAATCCCTTATCATTCCCATTTTCTTATCTCCTAATAATAACTTGTGATTCATTATACCATATTATATGCCAAAAAGTCAATAGATATTATAAAAATACTATTAGATCGGAAGAGC